TAATTTTGTAAATCTGCCATCAGACGATTGGGGTGCTGAAGATAAAGAAGTAAGGGTAAGGGCTTATTATGGCTGAAAACGGTGTGGGCGGTTTTTTTGAAACACCTGCTGGCAAAATAACATATGGTGGAGCTGTCACAGGAGCAGGAATGATGCCGGGTGGGGGTGTTATGGATGCTTTAGGGTATGCAGTTGATTTCCAAGGAAATCCTTTGCCTAGTTTTGGAGAAAATATCTTGAGAGGGAATTATCTTGATGCAGGCTTGCAGGGTTTAGCAACCGCTGGTGATGTAGCTATGGTACTGGCACCCTTTACTTTTGGGACAAGTGCCTTGTTAGGTACTGGTTTAAAGGGTCCTCGCGCAGGACAAAAGATAGCAAAAAGCAATAAAGGGCTTGGCGAAGTTCTTATGTCTGAAAATATGCAAAAATCTTTTGATTTTTCTGGTAAAGCTGTAAAGGAAACATTAGGTTCTAAAAGTATTATTGAGGGCCCCGATAAGAAAAAAAGATTATTAATTTTATCCTGTGGCGGTAAGAAATGTAGTGATATAGAAGCCGTACAGGCTTTAGCACGATATACAGGGCCCATATATCAACAAATAAAAAAATCTATTCGTGAAAAATCCATGCCCGAAGATTTGGATATTGCGATACTGTCCGCGGAACACGGCCTTATAAGTCCGAAGCTACCAATAAAAAATTATGATACAATTATGACACCGGACAGGGCAAAGAAGTTATTGTCAGACCCCGATCAGGTTAATCGTATTAAAAATACAGTGTTGGGATATGAGGAAGTTATTGTGCAGGGTAGTCCGAAATATAGTAGTGTGATAGACAAGGCTATGGAGAGCGCGGGAAAGACGAAAACTAATTACCCTAGCCCGAATATTAAAAAAATAGAAGGTTCTTATCTAAATATGCGCGGTCAATTAGGTCGTTTTTTGAGAGGAGAGGATTAATGGATGACTTTATGAGTTTAATCCAGTGGATTGGCGGCGAACCGTTTGCCGTGGGGCTCCACCGAAAAAAATTTTTAGCAGGCGGTTTTGAAAATTTACCGGATATTGAAAGACAGGCTTTGCAATACGAAGCTGACTGGCACCGTAAGTATGGTTTAGGGGGAGGTACACAATATTTTATGAAATTTAAAAACGGTGGTGGGGTAGCGTCTCTTCCGGAATCCCCGGATGTATTGGGAATGATGGAAAAAGCCATACAAAACCAAGGTTTTGTCCCTGATTTTGTAAAAAGAGCCTTAAATCCGGAAACACCTACTATTGAAACAGACGGACAGCCCTCAACGGTGCGATTGGGTTCGGTAACAAATGATGGTATTCATTATGTTTATCCGACAATTTTTCCGTTAAACACACCAGCGGGCCCTGTTTTGACCCAAATGGAAGGTCAGAGAGCGGTAGACGAAGCTTTCAAAAGAGGTGAATATATAAAATTTAACTCTGGGCCAGAAGCAAATTTTGTAGCCGAAAATTTTTCAAACATAATACCGGAGAGATAAATGGAAGAAAAATTTATAACAATAGGTGATGAAACTTATTCTATTTTAGAAAAACAAAGATCAAACATGCATAGGGTTCAAGGTGCTATTAATAATTTTTACAAAAATTTATACACAGGAGTAGGTTCCCTACTTTTGGGATCGCCTCAAACTTTAGGGCAATCTTTATCAAACATGCGTGGAGTTTATGATGAATTATTGCCGGTTGCCGAGGGGATCAGGGACAAGTTATACTCAGGAATAGTATCATTAAATAACGGGAGATAAGAAATGGAAGAAGAACAGTTATTAAAAGCAGATGGTTTTGACGAAGCGATCTTAGGAGTAGGCAGAAGGTGCGGTCAACCAAACCTTTTAGTCTACGATTATCACAAATGTTGCGAAATACTTGTGAAACGTGATAAGATGACGTATGAAGAAGCAGAAGAGTTTATGGAATTTAATGTTGTAGGCGCATGGGTCGGTGATACAACCCCTATTTTTGTTCACAATGACCAAGAAGCAATGTTTGAATTAGTTGAGGTAGAATTAGATGGCAAAACCGCCCATTAATCTTATTGAAAGAAACGTCCCTTCTCAAATAGACCCCGCTGATCTTGAAGCGGAAATCGAGCTTGAGGTTCCCGGAAGTTTTGAACCAAAGCAGGCCGGAGATATAGAAGGTTCCGAAATAGCAATAGAGATGGAAGACGATGGGGGAGCCATTATTGATTTTGACCCAACGCTTACCGCCGCAGAAAACAGGCCCGAAGATTTTTTTGAAAATCTTGCAGAAAATTTGTCAGATCAGCAACTTGGAAGGCTAGGCGGGGAATTAATTTCGGAATACGAAGGTAACAGGTCCAGTCGTAAAGATTGGGAAGATGCCTTTGCAAATGGCTTGGAACTTCTAGGTTTTTCCTATGATGAGCGTTCAGAGCCTTTTCGAGGTGCAACAGGCGTGACCCACCCTCTTTTGGCAGAAGCTGCCGTACAATTCCAGGCGCAGGCTTTTAATGAAATGCTTCCAGCAGGAGGTCCGGTTCGTACAACGATTGTAGGAACCGCTGATGCGGAAAAAGAGGATCAGTCGCAGCGCGTCAAGGAATTTATGAACTATTACATCACAAATGTGATGGAAGAGTATACCCCTGAATTTGACCAGATGTTGTTTTATTTGCCGTTGGCAGGTTCTACTTTTAAGAAAGTATACTACGATGGGGCCCTTGACAGGGCGGTTAGTAAGTTTGTTCCGGCAGAAAATTTAATTGTTCCTTATGAAGCAAATGATCTGGAAACCTGTCCTAATATTACACATGTTGTAAAAATAAATTTAAATGAGTTAAGAAAACAGCAGATTTCAGGATTTTATCTTGATATACCGGTTCTTCCCCAACAGGAAAAAAGCAGTAATCTGGCAGAAGAGATAGACCAATTAAGCGGAATAGAACCTTCTCAGATTGATTATGATTGTACTTTGCTTGAATGCCATGTTGACCTTGATTTAGAAGGTTTTGAAGACGCGGGTGAAGACGGAGAACCTACGGGAATAAAAATACCGTATATTGTAACAATTAGTCAGGATAATGGGCAGGTATTATCGATTCGCAGGAATTATGCCGAGGATGATCCTCAAAAGAAAAAGATACAATATTTTGTACATTATAAATTTTTACCGGGCTTTGGGTTTTATGGTCTAGGACTTATACATACGATTGGAGGGTTGTCGCGAACCGCGACTGCTGCTTTGAGGCAGTTGATTGATGCGGGTACTTTATCGAACCTTCCTGCGGGCTTCAAGGCCCGGGGTCTACGGATCAGGGACGATGAAGACCCTCTGCAACCGGGTGAATTTCGAGATGTTGATGCACCGGGCGGCGCGATACGGGACTCTCTGATGCCGTTGCCCTTTAAGGGGCCGGACCAAACATTATTCCAGTTATTGGGTTTTGTTGTTCAGGCCGGACAACGATTCGCGACCATTACAGATTTAAAAGTTGGTGATGGAAACCAACAGGCAGCCGTAGGCACTACGATAGCAATGATGGAACAGGGCTCACGGGTCATGTCGGCTGTACATAAACGCTTGCATTATGCAATGCGGGTAGAATTTAAATTGCTTTCAAAAGTTATGTCGGAAAGCTTACCTCCCGAATACCCTTACGCAATAGAAGGGGTAGAGGCGAGTATTAAAGCGCAGGATTTTGATGAACGTGTGGACATCATTCCTGTTTCAAATCCAAACGTCTTTAGTCAGGCACAACGAATTGCTCTTGCTCAGACACAAATGCAGTTAGCGGCACAGGCCCCTGACATGCATAATATGTATGAGGTTTACAGAGACATGTATGAAGCTTTAGGAGTAAGGAATATTGATAAATATCTTAATCCTCCGGCTTCTGACAAGCCTGCACCGAAAGACCCAGCACAGGAGAATATCGATGCAATGGATCAAACCCCCCTTGTGGCCTTTCAAGGCCAGAATCATCAAGCACATATCATGGCGCATCTGGTTTTTGGCGGTACACCTACGGTTACGGGAGTACCTCCGGTCGCGGTTGCCCTACAAAAGCATGTCATGGAACACGTTAAAATCCAAGCTCAAGAGCGAGCTATGGCTGAAATGGCTAAATCCCAGCAGCAACAAGGAGCCCCTCAAGCAGGAGCCCCTCAAGCGCAAGCGGGGCCGTCCCAAGAAGAAGTTATCCAGCTAGAAGCGTTGACCGCGCAGTATATAGCCGAAGGCTTGCAGCAGGTTCGGCAGTTAAGCCAGCAATTAAGCGGAGCAGGAGCCCCTGATCCAATTGTCGAGCTTAAACAGCAGGAATTGGAACTTAAATCACAGCGCGATCAGGCGGATATGCAGAATAATCAGGCAGAATTGCAGCTTAAAAACAAGCAAATCGACCAAACAGGAGCTATTTCACGCGAACGTATAGAAAGTCAGGAAAACCAGACATCGGATCGTATCGATGCAGCAAAAGAACGTGAAATTATGAAGCAACAGGCTGCAATGCGTAAAGAACAAACTAAATCAAGGAGTAATCAATGAGCAAAGTAAGAATTGTTACCGGAAAAGCAACGGCTAAAATGGTAAAAGACGATAATAACTATAAGTTGAAGCAGGTTTCCGTACCAAAAGGCGCATTAAAAAAGAAACAATGCGAAGGAATGGGTGCTGCGGTCAAAGGTGGTAGTTACTTAGGCGTATAATGTCTGAAAAAAAACTACAGGAAGGTAGTAAATACCTAAAGCATGACCTTGATGGTGATGGAATAGTGACTGATGAGGAAATAGCTCGCGAAGAACGGATTATTCGTCTTGAAAATAACGACAAAATGCAGGATCAACAGCGTCTTATTTGCTGGGTGTCATCTATTTCGTCCATAATACTGATTGTTTTGGCTATGTCGCCGGTTATTCCCGATTCGCGGGTTGAAATGGTGACCGCTCTACTTTCTACCTATATTGTAGCAAATTTAGGTATAGTATCTGTTTTTATGGGGACAACAGCCTTTACTAGGTCAAAAGAAAATGGAAAATGATATGGGTTTTAATGATATTTTTATCTGGAACGGTTCAGGAGAGTATCTATTTCAATGATCTTGATACGTGCCTTAGATATGCATACAAAATCGGACATCAGAATTGGTCGCAGTCCTTGGCAGGAGACAAAATTTGGGTTAAAGCCTATTGTATTCCTCAAGCAGTGGATAAAAAAGAAGGAAACTAGCATTCCAAAATATTTAGCGGGTAAGGAGAAAAACTTATGATAGACAAAGAAGACGTAGAAAGAGCAAGAAATGAAAAAGGTCAGTACGTAGGTGATGATCCTTTTACAGAAGCAAACGAAGCATGGGTCAAAAAACATAAAACTATTTTCGATCTTGTAAAAGAATTTGTTGGAACAAAGCAAAGAATACCATTTTTTAAATGGCTGACTGATAAATAATGTACGAATATAAAGTAAAAGAAGTTGTTAAGGTAGTCGATGGCGATACGATAGATGTAATCATTGACCTTGGCTTTGACCTAAGTAAGAAGGAAAGGGTTCGATTAGCAGGGATTGATACCCCCGAAAGCAGAACAAGGGACTTAGACGAAAAAAAATTAGGTCTTGAAGCTAAAGAATACCTTTCAACAAATCTTTCTAATGCAAAACAATTGATGATTTCTACGGAAAAAGATGGAAAATACGGGCGTATGCTTGGAACCATCCATATGAATGACGATATTGTGTCTATGAACCAGCAAATGATTGATAAGGGGTATGCCTGGGAATATGATGGAGGCACAAAAGAAAAGGATTTAAACGAACTTAGGTTAAAAAGAGGTATAATCGAAGAAGTATGAGCAATATCGAAATCAATCAAACAGTTAGTGGACCAGAAGAACTACCTGAAGATGGAGAGATAGTTATTGAAGAAGGTGCATTTACTGGCTTTGAAGGAAAGACGGTTAATATTACTGACAGCTCTGGTGGAGGTAGTGATTTAGAAGCTGGGATAGAATTTATTTATCACATGCGTGAACACTTACTAGATATAGGTGTTGCAACAGTTTATGCTTTCACCTGTTATGCTATTTATTTATGGATAACTAAAAAGATTAGAGGATAAGAAATGCTAGGATTAGGACAGTTACTAGGACCAATTAGCTCTCTTGCTGGAACTTGGTTGCAAGGTAGAGTTGATAAGGCAAAAGCTGAAACAGATGTTAAGGTAGCAAGAGCCAAAGCTGAAGCAAAAGTTTACGAGACTTCTGCAACATCGGATATGCTTAATGAACAAGCTCTTACAAATCAGATGGCTGGAAGCTGGAAAGATGAATTTTGGACCCTAATTTTTGGAGCAATATTAGTAGCATCCTTCTTGCCGTGGTCGCAACCTTTTGTTAAGGAAGGGTTTATCTTTCTGGAAGAGTCAACGCCTGATTGGTTCTCCACTTGTTTATATATTTGTATAGGAAGTTCATTTGGATATCGGTTCGGCAAGACAGGATTACAACTAATGAATAAGAAGGGTAAATAAATGGATGCGATAAGTCTATCAGAATATGTGATGAAATTATTAAAAGATAGGCGAAATCACATACTTGACATGTTGTCTAGTGATGGTGTAAAGAATATGGAACACTACAAAGAACTGATGGGAAACCTAAGTTCATTAGACTATATTGAACAGGAACTCAAGAGCCTGCTAAATAAACAGGAGCGAATAGATGACTAAAGCTACAGCAGTAAATGTAAATTCTGCATATATTAACCCAGATGATCTGGTTTTAGACCCAAATCTTTTAGATAAACCTCTTTTAGACCGTATGCCCGTCCCGACAGGATGGCGATTACTGGTTCTTCCTTATAAAGGAAAGGGAAAAACAGAAGGTGGTGTATTTTTACCCGATAAAGTTATAGACGAAAATCAGGTAGCGACACAGGTTGGTTATGTGCTAAAAATGGGGCCCCTTGCTTACAAGGATACCGATAAATTTCACACAGGACCATGGTGTCAGGAAAAGGATTGGGTAATATTTGCTCGTTATTCAGGTTCACGCTTTAAAATAGAAGGCGGAGAAGTGAAAATTTTGAATGATGATGAAATATTAGCAACAATTTTAAACCCAGAAGACATTTTACATTGAGGAAAAAATGGCAGAATCAACACAAACTGAATTAGATTTAGAAGTAGAACCAAGAGAAGAAAGCGTAGAAATAGAAGTTGATGCAAAAGGCAACAAGCAAGAAGCTTCCTCTGATATTGAGGTTGAGCAGGGTAATGAACAAGAGCAGGCTGTCTCCGAATCGAAAAAACGTATTGACCGTCTTACTAAAAAAATGCGTGAGGCTGAGAGACGCGAACAAGATGCAATTAACTACGCTAAAAAAGTAAAAGCTGAATCGGACAGTCTTAAAGGTCGTTTAAAGAACCTAGATCAGGGTTATGTAACGGAATACTCCCAAAGGGTAGATAGTGAGTTAGCCTCTGCGGAAGCCTCTCTAAAACAGGCTATGCAGACAGGGGATACTGATGCTACTATTGAGGCTCAAAAAAAATTGTCGGAACTTTCTGTAGCGAAGGAACGAGTTAGATTAGCAAAAGCACAACAACCTTCAGAAACAGAAGTTCCCAATGCCCCCCAACCACAACAGGAAAATTTTCAGCCTGCCCCTCCGCCACGGCAAAAGCCGGACCCAAAGGCAGAGGATTGGGCTCAAAAGAATGAATGGTTTGGGCAAGACGATGCTATGACATATGCGGCATTTGGCATACATAAAAAATTAATTGAAGAAGAAGGGTTTGACCCGCAGACAAATGAGTACTATGATGAATTAGACGAGCGTATGAAGACAGAGTTTCCTCATAAGCTTGGCAGTAACGGAAACGGAAGCAGAAGGCCCGCTCAGAATGTGGCTTCCGTTACAAGAACCGCTAAAGGAACTGGGCGCAAAAGAAAAGTCAAGTTATCCTCCAGTCAAGTTGCAATGGCACATAAGCTGGGAGTTCCACTTGAAGAATATGCAAAATACGTTAAGGAGTAAAAATAAATGTCAGAAACAATTACAGAAATAGATGTGAACGGCGTAGATCGCACTCCTCGCGCTAATAAGACTAGAGACAAGCAAACACGGCGTAAGCCTTGGGCTCCGCCGTCAATACTAGAAGCACCGCCTGCCCCGGATGGTTACCGACATCGGTGGATACGTTCCGAAGTTCGTGGCTTTGACGATACGAAGAATATTTCTTCGAGAATGCGTGAAGGTTATGAATTAGTAAGAAAAGATGAGTATCCCGATTTTGAAGCCCCCGTTATTGAATCAGGTAAATACACAGGTGTTTTTGGACAAGGAGGTCTAGTCCTTGCACGTATACCGGAAGAAACGATTAAGGAGAGAAATGCGTATTTTAATCAAAAAACGCAAGATCAAATTAATGCAGTCGATTCTGATATGATGCGAGAAAATTCTCATTCAACCATGACGATTAGTAAACCTGATCGTCAAACAAGAGTAACTTTTGGTGGTCCTAAGAAATGATCATCAGCTATTTTAAAAGGAGACAAAATAAATGGCAAACACTTTAACTGGTGGCTATGGTCTTCGTCCAATTGGTTTAGTGGGTAGCGGTGCTAATACAACCGGCACAACCCAATATGAGATTGCATCTAACTATACAACAGCTATATATAATGGTGGTATTGTTATACCACTAGCTGGTGGTACAATTGCTATATCCGATCAGGCTGTAGCACCACTTGGCGTTTTAGCTGGAGTACAGTATGTGGACTCAACAACTAAAAAACCAACTTGGCTGAATTACTGGCCCGGCTCAAATAGTGTGAGCGTTGACTCGAATCATCCTGTCAAAGCTTACGTTTACGATAATCCTATGCAACTGTATACAGTTGTTGCTGACGGAACTAATACAGATAGAGATACTGCTCTCGCTGACATTTTTAGTAACTGTGATATGGCAAGCGTTAATAGCGGTAGCACAGATACTGGTAAAGCCAGTGATATGTTAGACATTAGTTCAGCGGCGACAACAAATACGCTTGATATCCGAATTGTAGGTCTTTATAATGATCCTGCAAATGCAGATTATTCTGCGGTTGGGCATCAATATGTTGTTAGGCTTAACGGTCACTTTAACAGCGGTACTACTATTGCAGTTGGTACTTTCGCGACAACTGGATTATAGGAGAGTTTATAAATGGCAATATCTAGAGCACAACTGGCGAAAGAATTAGAGCCAGGACTGAATGCCCTTTTCGGACTCGAATATAGTAGGTACGAAAGTGAACATTCTGAAGTTTTTGATGAAGAATCTTCAGACAGAGCATTTGAAGAAGAGACAATGTTAGCAGGCTTTACTACTGCTCCTGTAAAAGAAGAAGGTTCCTCAATAACCTTTGACGATGCACAGGAAACGTATACTGCGCGTTATACAATGGAAACAATCGCATTAGCTTTCTCAATTACTGAAGAAGCTATTGAAGATAACTTGTATGACAGACTAGCGTCTCGTTACACAAAAGCTTTAGCCCGTTCAATGGCACAAACTAAGCAAATTAAAGCTGCGTCTATTTTAAACAACGCATTTAGCACTTCTTCCCCAATTGGAGACGGTGCTGCTTTATGTTCTTCCTCACATCCATCTTTAAGTGGAAATCAAAGAAATCAGTTAAGTACTGCTTCAGACCTTAACGAAACTTCTCTTGAGCAAATGCTTATTGATATTTCAGGAATTACAGATGAGCGTGGTTTAAAAGTTGCAATTAGAGGTATGAAACTGATTATTCCAAAAGAACTTCAGTTTATTGCCGAGCGTTTAATGGCAACTAATTTACGTGTTGGAACATCTGATAATGATGTTAACGCAATGAAGAGCATGGGAATGCTTCCTCAAGGTGCGGTTATCAATCATTTCTTAACAGATACTGATGCGTTTTTTATTAAGACTGACGCGCCTAATGGCTTTAAGCTATTTAATAGAAGTCCTATCAAAACAGCTATGGAAGGTGATTTTGATACAGGAAACATGAGGTTTAAGGCTAGAGAGCGTTATGCCTTCGGAGTTTCTGACTGGCGTTGTGTGTTTGGCACAGCGGGGGCGTAAAGTTTCTATAACAAGTGTGAAAGGGCGGCTTTACAAGTCGCCTTTTTTTATTGTATAGTAAAAAAAACCTTGACTACAATTAAGTAGACATTTGCCAAGACAAGGAGATTGATATGGCTAACTCGACTTTTTCAGGACCAGTACGGTCTGAGAACAATTTTGATCTTGTAAGTAAAAATACAACTACAGGATTAGTTCAAGACAGAACTCTTGGTGCAGGCATAAGAGATGCACGAAGATATTATTTAGAAGAATGGTTTACAAAGAAACCAGGACTTAATGCTGTTTCAATTATTGATCCAGATGCAGATAGTGCATCGGCTCTAGCAGCATATGTTATTGCTAACAGAGACTTTGAAACATTAGGAACTAACATGACAACTGCTTTGACTACTTTTTCAGCTACACACGGTGGTATTTTAATGACTACTGCTGGTGCTGATCAGGATCAAGCAATTCTTTTACCTCACTTAGATACTAACCAAACATCTTGGGGCGGTTCTAAATGGGGGACTGAAAACTCAGTAGAATGGGAATGTTCAATTTCATTGCCTGCAATTGATAATCAAAAAGTTTGGGCTGGTTTAAAGTTAACTAATGATCAATTAGTTGCAACTGATGCTAACCAAATCTTTTTTAAGTTTCAAACAGACGCTACTAACAGTGAAGCATTTGATGATTATACTTATTGGCACTTAGTACACAGTATTGGTGGAACTGACTATATCAGTCAAATTCCAGTTACTGTTGCAGCCGATACACCTTATCACTTAAAAATTACTATTGATAGTGATAGAAAAGCTACGTGTTTCATAAATGGTATACAGTACAACATAACAAGTACATCTGGAAGCACCGGTGGAACTGCTGTTACTACTGGAACTACAAAATCGGCTGCTATGACAGATGATATCGATTTGATTCCTTACATCGGAATTGAAGCAGGTGCGGCAGCCGCTGAAGCAATAAATGTTCATTATCAAGCGATAAGCAGAAACGTCTTTGAATAAAATTTAAATGGGGGTGAAATTCCCCCACATTTTTAGGAGAATTATATGGCTGATGCTGTAACAAGTCAAACGATCGTTGATGGCCCAAAAACTGCGGTTTTAAAATTTACAAATATAAGCGATGGTACGGGTGAAAGTGCCGTTACTAAAGTAGATGTAAGTGCGTTATCTGCGAATGGTAATGGAACCTCTTGTACAGGGGCCGCTATAGAAAAAATATGGTGGCAATGCACAGGTATGAAAGTTAGTATTTTGTTCGATGCGACTACTGATGTTTTAGCGATTCAACTAGGTGAAAATCAATCCGGTTATCACGATTACACCTCTTTCGGAGGTATTATTAATAATGCAGGAAGTGGTAAAACGGGTGATATTCAATTTACTACGGTTGCACATTCGAGTGCGGATACTTATACAATAATTATGCAAGTAAGAAAAGAATATTAGTTATGAAGATAACTCAATCCCAGAAGCTGGAAGTAGCTTTAGCTCGCTTGGAAGAACGTGTGGAAGCTCTTCAGAGTGATACGAGAGAAATGCGTTCAGATATAAGTGAACTTCGCGCAACGGCTAATCGCTGGAAGGGTGCTTTTTGGATAATCATGGGGTTAGGTGGAGCCGCAGGAGTTGTTGGTAATTTAACCATTGGATGGTTTAGGTAAGGAGTTATTATGCCAAAAGTTGGAAAAAAACACTTTTCATACAGTAAAAAAGGAGTATCGGAAGCCAAAAAAGCAGCTTCAAAAACAGGTAAACCTTTAAAAATGTATAGAAAAGGGGGAAAGGTTAGGAAATAATGGCCTTATCGGGCTCAACTGATTTTGAACTAGCTGTTGACGATTATGTTGAAGAAGCTTTTGAACGATGCGGATTAGAAGTTCGCACAGGTTATGATTTAAAAACAGCAAAACGCTCTTTAAACCTGCTTTTTGCAGATTGGGCTAATCGAGGTCTTAATCAATGGACAATAGAACAAAAAACGCAGGCTTTAACGGCAGATGATGGGGAATATTCGTTAGGCACGGACATTATAGATATTTTATCCGTGGCGGTAAGACGAAGTTCCACTGATTATGCCGTAACACGGATAAGTCGTGCCGAGTTTTTGGCTATTCCAAATAAAACATCGACAGGTCGTCCAAGTCAGTTTTTTCTTGATAGACAAGTAACGCCAAATCTAAAAATCTGGCCTTTGCCGGAAAATAGCACGGATGTCCTGTATTATGACGCCTTAACCAGGATACAGGATGCGGATACCATGCAAAATACTATAGAAGTCCCTTTTCGTTTTTATCCGTGTTTAACGGCGGGGCTTGCTTATTATTTATCTATTAAGAGAGCTCCAGATAGAATACAGGTATTAAAAGCTATTTATGAAGAAGAATTTGACAGGGCTGCCGCGGAAGATCGAGATAGGTCTTCTTTTACTATTACACCCACCTTGGACTATTATAGGGTATAGATATGGGACGATTTGCTTCAGGGAAAAATTCTTTTGGAATTTCAGATCGATCAGGTTTTCGTTATAAACTTACAAATATGAGGAAAGAGTGGAATGGGATGCTGGTGGGTAAGGATGAATTTGAAAGGAAGCATCCGCAATTAGAGCCTCGTTATCGTTTCACCGACCCAATAGCTCTTAAAAATGCGAGGCCGGATAGAACAGAACCTGCTATAGCTGTTTTATTATCCTTAAATCCTTTTACAACAGGCAGTTCAGGTAGTAGTACTGTTACAGTTAAGGAGCCTAGTCACGGGCGTAGTGCTTCAGCAAAGGTTCGATTTAGGGATGTTGCCCCTTTTGACGGTATAACAAGTGCTGCGATGGAAGCAAGTGTTGGGTTAACAATAGCAAGTATTGTAGATACAGATAATTACACAGTTACTGTATTAGGAACAGCAACAGTTGGATCAATAAAAGGTGGGGGTAAAATTGCTTCTGCGGGTCCAGTAACATTGGTGAGTTAAATGAGCTATACTTTAACAACATTAAAATCGGCTATTCAAGATTATACAGAAAATACTGAAACAACCTTTGTTTCAAATTTGAGAAGTTTTATTCGATCAGCAGAAAATCGTCTTTTTAAAATGATTGATTTTGAAGTATTTAGAAGAAATTCTACAAGTGCGACCACTTCGTCTGATAGGTTTTTATCGGTTCCTACTGATTTTTTCTCTCCTTTTAGTTTATCTATTACAAGTTCTAATAATATTATATTTTTATTAGAAAAAGATGTGAACTTTGTTCAGGAATATAATCCTAATTCTTCTACTACAGGAACACCAAAATATTACGCAAGATTTGATGTGGATAATTTTATATTAGCCCCTACTCCAGATAGTAATTATACCTGTGAGCTTCACTATTACTATAAGCCAACAAGTTTAGCTGATAGTACGATTGAATTAACAGTTTCGGTTGCAAGTAGTTTTGCCATTGGTGAAACTATAACGGGGGGAACAAGTGGCGCGACAGCAACGATTGATAGTAAGAATGACAGCACCAATAAATTAACAATAGTGGTACCAATAACAGCTTTTACCAGTGGTGAAACTATAACGGGGGGAACAACCTCGCATAGTTCAGCTATTTCAGCTATTGCTAGTGATACAACAACAACTTGGTTAAGTAAAAATGCTATTAACGCAATGCTTTACGGATCGCTTGTAGAAGCGTATATATTTATGAAGGGTGAGCCCGATGTAATAAAAATGTATAGTGATAGATTTATGGAAGAAGTAAGTAGATTAAAGGATTTTGGCGAAGCTAGAGAAAATGCTGCGGATGCTTATCGTAAAGGATTACCTACCAAACCTAGAACATAGGAGATA